GAAAAGCCGAATGGCACGTTCGCGAAATTCAGCCGTGTAAGCAGGTTTATAAGTTTTGTCTGTCATAATAGGTTTACCTTACGAGATGTTTGTCCCTCCGGCAAACCCGGGGCGGTTCATTTCGGTTACACCAATAGGCTCCAAGGAAGAACGTTGGCAAACACAAATATCCAAGTTTAGAGATGGTCTTGTCTATTTTCCGCGACAAGCTGATTGGCTGGCAGAATACGAACAGGAAATACGCAATTTCCCGGGGACATCTTATGATGATCAAATAGATAGTACTTCACAGTTTCTGCGGTGGATGGACCATCCAAAATGGCCGAAACAGTTGGGTGGACAAAAATTCATGCCACGACGTATATCAGCTTCATCTGGCTTTAAACATAAAACTCAAAAGACTGGAGTTGTAAGAGGACCAAATGGCTGCGCTTCTATGGCATGTTCATCTAAAATTCAAGGTGTCTATGTTAGGCATCGGACAAGAGTATTGCAGTAAATATTCTCTATTTGTTCTTTTTTCTTGGCTTTGGTCCTGATTTAAGTTGCTTATAGTTTCAGTCAACGGGATAAGTGTGACCGAAAGGTTCCTTGTCCCGTTTTCTATTTTGAGTAAGACGCGCTCCGCATCAGTGGCTTAAGCTTCTATAGTTTATCAAATACTGACCCCATACGAGGGCTAAACAAGCGATCATATGTCTTGAGAAGAAAGTTATCTGTCATCCCCGCAATGTGATCACATACAACACGAGTGGGATCACTGCTTTTCTCGTAAACCTCTAAGGTGTCTTTGGGTAGGAATTTATCTGGCTCTGAACTTAAGGCTTCAAATACAGATACGACCATTTGTTGCCCCTTAAATTCTAAATGCTGAACATTGGAGCTAAATGTAACAGTTTCTCTCACTACCCGTTTGAGAGCCTTCAGAAACTTCATTGGTTTTTCTGGTAATGAGGCCCGATATTTCAATAATGGCTCATCAAACTCTTCTAAGGTTGAGATATTACAATTGGTAATCAGATAGCCAACCATTCTCCCAATGAACCTTTTTCGTTTACTTCCGTCGCCAAACAGCGCTTTGACAAAATATTCGTAAACATCATTTCCAGATTCCTCACCGTACTTATTTTTTAAATGGGTTAAGAAACCGTCACAATCTTCTTCACTTACATGTTTACGAAAATCGTTTTCACTAATCAATTTAAGGGAAAGTGTATCTTCTAAGTCATGTACTCCAAAACTGATATCATCAGCGAGGTCCATAATGCTGCAGTCAAATGATTTATGCTGAGCTTTGAAATGTTCACCTTCCTTCTCCCTATAAGAAATGAATAGATCTCTATCACCTGCCGACAAGGGGTCTAAGATCCAATCAACAATATCTTTCTCGCTTTTCATATAACACTTAGGTGGCTTGGACATACCCCTGTCAATAATCCGGATCGTAGTTGTGTTTTTATCAAGTTCAGGTGTCAGGTCTGGATTGGAGGCTATGTCGTAACTGACTGGATATTTCAAAACACCAAGCAGCAATCGTCGAGTTAGGTTGGCGCCTGCATTGCTTGAGAACTTTTCAAGTTTGGACAAAATCCTGAGAGTTTGCCCATTGCCCTCAAAGCCACCCTCGGCTCTCATACAATAATTCAACGCGACCTCACCACCATGCCCAAAAGGTGGGTGCCCCAAATCATGACTAAGCCCGATAGCTTGGATCAAACTGGTGGCTGGTAAATATTCTATTGCAGGATGTTCTGCCATATGTTTCTCGAATTGACGTGTGATACCACCGGCAATTTGAGCTACTTCCATAGAGTGGGTAAGGCGAGTACGATAAAAGTCGCTATCCCCGAGGTTCAAGATTTGTGTTTTTCCCTGTAATCTTCGGAAAGATGCCGAGTGAATAATACGTGCATAGTCGATGTCTGACATATCTCGCGCGTCTTCATCTTGGGGATTCCAGCCTTCTCGACGTGCATACCATTCGCTCATTTTTACTATCCGCTTCATATTCTGATTTTCAATACACGCAATCTACCAAAATACTTTTGCGAGAAAAAATGAAAAATCGCACTTTCCACTGGACTTCTGTTGCCAATAGAGCGGTACTGTTGGTGGCTTTAAGGCCAGTGCTTGAAGGGAAATATCAATCTCTCAGGCCTTTGGGCAGTGGGAGCTTTTACATGATGTAAAAGCCAAAACTGACGGAGGCCTGATATGGCTGCTCAAGCAAATAAATCGACTAAAACCAAGAAAGATACTGTCCTTGTTCTGCTCAAACGCAATCAAGGAGCCAGCGTTGCAGAAATTCAGAAATCAACCGGATGGCAACCTCATACCATTCGCAGTTTTATTTCTTTTACGGTGCGCAAGAAACTCCAGCTTGAGGTCACAAGCTCACTGACCAAAAGCAACGTGCGTCGCTATCGCATTCAAAAGCAGGAGGGCTAAATCATGACCTCTTCTCTTGATCATATCGCAAACCTGGATGCGCAAAACCTACGTGTCTTCTGGCATCAGGAGTTCGGTGTTGAACCGGCTCCACGCCTCGGTAAAGACCTAATGATACGGCTGCTATCATTCAAAGTGCAGGAGAAACAATCGAAGGGGCTGTCCAAACCGGCCCTTCGCAAACTGAATAGCTATAAGAAGCAATTTACCGAGAAGGGTAAAATTACTCCAACAGATAGTATTCGAATTAAAACAGGAACCAAGCTGATCCGTGAATGGAATGGCAAAACGCATACAGTTTTGAAAACCGAACAGGGCTTTGAATATGAAGGGGAGTTTTTTTCATCACTTTCGAATATCGCCAAACAGATCACAGGAAGTCACTGGTCCGGTCCCAGGTTCTTTGGACTCAATAAGAAACCAACACCGCCGAGGGTATCATCATGACTAAGAAAATCGTTCGATGTGCCATATACACCCGCAAGTCCACGGAGGAAGGGTTGGATCAGACTTTCAACACCCTGCATGCTCAGCGGGAAGCCTGTGAATCCTATATTCAAAGTCAGCGCCATGAAGGGTGGGTAACGTTGCCGGAGCTTTATGATGACGGAGGTTTCTCCGGCGGCAATATGGATCGCCCGGCTTTGAAAAAACTACTCGCTGATATTGAAGCTGGATTAATTGATACGGTGGTTGTCTACAAAATTGACAGACTAACCCGCGCCCTTGCGGACTTCGCCAAAATGGTCGAGATTTTCGACAATCCAGGTCATCCGGTATCCTTTGTTTCTGTCACCCAGCAATTCAATACAACGACATCTATGGGGCGATTGACCTTGAACGTACTTCTGTCATTTGCTCAGTTTGAACGCGAGGTGATCGGTGAACGGGTCAGAGATAAAATTGCGGCTTCCAAGAAGAAAGGGATGTGGATGGGCGGTCTTTTGCCGCTTGGCTACGATGTTGAAGATAAGCTTCTCAAAATCAATAAGCAGGAAGCCAAGACCGTTCGAGATATCTTTCAAACATACCTCAAACTAAAATCGGTTCGTGAACTCAAAGAGGAAATAGATAAACGCGGGATTGTCAGCAAGGTGCGCGTTTCCAAAGAAGGGAATACATCCGGCGGCAAACAGCTTGCCAGAGGTGCCCTTTATACGATTCTGCGAAACTCAACCTATATCGGCAAAATTCGTCACAAAGATAAGGTTTATGATGGAGAACATGAACCGATAATCGATATGGAACTTTGGCAACAGGTTCAAAACCTATTGGATGAAAACCAGGCACGACAGGATGGCAAAACCGATTGTAAGAACGGAAGCCTTCTGGCTGGTTTAATTTTTGATGCGGAAGGAAACCGCCTAACACCCAGCCATGCGGTGAAGAAAACTGCATCCGGCAAGAAACGTTATCGCTACTACATTTCCCGGCCATTGACGACAGGAACAGGAAAAGGCCTTCGCCTCCCAGCTACTGATATTGAGCAGATTGTTATTATCAATTTATGCGCTTACCTGAATGATCCCAGGAATATCTCTTCCCCAGAAGAACTCGATGAGTACACTGAGTATGCAAACACCTTGAAGGATGACAGCAGCTTTAATCGTATATTCCTCCTCAAACAGCTTCTAGAATCTGTAATCGTCAATACTGCCCAAATCACTCTAAACATCAGAAAAGGCGACGACGTTGTCCCGATGACAGTCCCCGCTCGATTGAAACGATGTGGCCTGGAGATGAAAATGGTTTTAGGTGATACAGAACGAAAACCAGAGAACGATCCCGCTTTAATCAGAGTTCTCACTCAGGCTCACGTCATTTTCGACAAACTGACATCCACAGATCGCATCAGCATCACAGAAATAGCTGATGCAGAGAAAGTCACGCCTTCCTACATCACACGCCTGTTACGCCTGACGTCACTTTCCTCGAGAATTCAGGAAGCCATTCTGACGGGAAAACAGCCACCTGAAATGACGGCAAATAAACTTATGAATTTGAAGGCGCTCCCAATTGAATGGTCAGAACAGGAATCTCTCCTCGGCATCTAAGAAAACGCCCATTCAATTCTCGCCCTTTCTCCTACAGAAAGGGCTTTTTTCGTGCCTGAACCGTACCACCACTTTTTGCCACAGAGATAATTCGGATATCTGGCCCACAATTCACTGTCTCAGGTCCGGTTCAAAAACGCCCAATGATGCACTGGTGTGACCCGTCATTCTATGTGGCACAAGGGGTATGGTGATCGGCATGGCGCGGTTAATCCGGGACTATGTGGGATCATGCGGGACTTCGCGGGATCGGGGCGAATTTTCGGGCGGCGTGTCAATGTTGGGCGCGCGACATTTAAAAGGTCCGACGACAAATGATATGGCACAAATCATCGCGCGTTTTAAAGCCGATTTCTTTATCGGGCGTTTAATGGTTTTATAAGGAGCCAAAATTAAACGCATTTTACGGATTTCGGCTTTGTATTCTGTGCGCATCTTTCCCTCGCATAGGACATAAGAAGCCGTTCCCTTTCCTCGGCCGAGGACGGGCGGGCAAGCTATAGTCTTGTGAGAGGTGTAGAGGCACCTCGATATGGACAGCATCTAGGAAATGCTGACCCCTGCCCACATCTGGACAATCAGGGCGCGCATATCTAAGTATCAATACCTAAGAGAGTCAATCATTTTCTAAAAGATAGTCAAAAATAGTTGTTACACGACCTTTTATTGCGTCAAGGTCAATGCGGCCTTCACGCACAAACTCTTTCATTATAACGCGATAGGTGCCCGTCAAGGCTTGGCCTTGATGACTGTTCGGGGCTGGGTTCTCTATAGGGTTAGCATCCTGCCAATCCAGAAAAGCTTCAGTGACTTTTTCCATAACGGCACTGTTGAAGGGCGGTTCGTCCTGGTACCCGGCATGTGGGTCACCGCTGTCGACTACTGGTGTAGCCGCTTGGTCTGGTGTGGGCGTCGACACCTTCCCTGTGATTAACCAAGCGATATCAACCTCAAGAATTTCGCTGATTACAACTAGCCTATCACGCGCAGGTTCTGCCTCAGCCTTTAACCAATTGTGAAATGCCTGCTGTGACACTCCAGCAGCCTTTGCAGCCGCTGAAACGCTTTTAAAATTTGACTGATCTAAAGCAGTTTGAAGACGGGCAGCAAATTCTTTCCTGTCATTGTCATTGTCTATAAACTTGAGTTTACCTTTAGCCATCCAGTTTAAAGTCTGAATAAGTTATTGAAATATCAACAAAACTTACCAAACAGCCTCCTAAATAATGTAAAATATCTATAAACTTGATATTTAAGCTTTTAATTCTCCAGTTTATGGTCTATGTTCATTAAACAAGTTCAAAACGAACACCCCAAAAAAGACCGGCTGCAACCGGCACTGGAGTACACATGGCACGTAAGTCCAAAGGTATGCATAAAGAGCAAATCAAAGCGCATCTGAAGATGCGTTGTCGGAAGGGCATAACGGATCTATCCCGTGAATGGGGCTATAGCCGTCAGGCCATTTCGCAAGCTCTTAATCGTCCGTGGCCAAGCGTTGAAGCCAAGATCGCGAAAGCCCTTCACAAAAAAGCAGTCGATATCTGGCCGGATCGCTATGACCGGGACGGCAACCCCTTGGGTCAACGTGCTGAAAAAAAGAATAGCAGGAACAATAATCTAAACAATGACCAAATTGGAGATGCGGCATGAACAACGCCTCACGTACAGCAAAAGCGCAAGAGCTTCATTCGGTTCTGAAGGAAAAGCTTCCTCAAGCAATCAGTTCTAAGACCGACGAATTATTGGCCTTCTTCTGTTCAACGGAGGCAGGAATCGAACCGGCAGAGTTTTTTTCTGACTTCATTTCCCGTCACAAAATGAACCAAAGCGAATTGATGCCGGTTCTTTGGATGGCCATCGATCAGGTCAGACGCCGCAAGGATGGCCTGTCAGAAGAAGCCACCCAGCTTATCCGTGAGGAACTTCTTGGGAAAGGCATCGCAGGGCAAATACGCATCCATTTTGAAAATTCACCCCACGATTAAATCACCTCAATCCCATCAAAGAATTGGTTGGCATTAACAATGGCATACTCACGGATAGATTCAGAACTAAAAGGCGGAATTGAAATGTCCGCATTATCAAGTTTTGAGACAATTCTTTCCCGGTATTGTTCTCTCAATGCCACCGGATTTGGGTGTGTCGTCATTTGCAAAGCGATCACATCGTTCAAAATGGCTTTAAGTGCGGTGATTTCACCAATCAGTTCTTCATCATATTTAGACATCAAATTATCTCCTGTTTCTAATGTCTCTGCAGGGGGTGATGTGCGGGTGCGGGCTTTCTCCACCGCATCCGCAACTTTTCCTGTAACACATAACAACATTCGCGTCACCGCCGAACCTTCTTCCCCGCATGTTCTTCCCAGACGCAAGTCCTCCCTGTTGCGGGGTGTACCTGACCGGGCGACCTTTGACCTCATTGAGGTCGCCCGGTTCTTTTTTCCGATCCAATCAATGAAACAAATATTCGGAAAGGACCATTTTATGGGACGTAGAAAGACCTCGCGCACAACGGCGCATCCCGACCAATTGAGCCTGTTTGCGCAAGATAACGGTTGTGAACTGGTAACAGTTCCCGAACCGCCGCGCAGAGAACCCGGTGCAATGGATTGTCGCCATCTTCTTCGCAAATGGCTGACCGATCAGATTAAAGCCTCTGGTTTTAGCCGCGATGCGATCGCGCAAATGCTGTCTGGTTATACCGGGGTGGAAGTGACCAAGCACACCATTGATATGTGGACCAAAGACAGCCACCCGTCAGACATGCCTGCGCATTTCCTTGCGGCCTTGACTGTTATTCTGGGTGTCGGTGTTCTGGACCATATCGCACAGAATGCCGGCTGCCGGGTGGCCAGCACGGAACAACTGACGCTGGCGCGGCTGGGGCAAATGATTGTTTTGCAGGATGCTGTTCATTCAGAACAACGCCGCCTGATTTCCGACCTTCCCTTGATGAAGGCAGGGGGGCAGCATGAGTGAGTGGTTTTCAGCAGCCGAACTAGCAGAATTTAATTTGCCGGAAATGCCTTCAACAGAAAGGGCAATACAGATCAAAGCCAAGCGTGAAGGATGGACTGCAAATGGTAAGGTTTCACGTCGCAGATCAGGAAAAGGCGGTGGATATGAATATCATGTTTCACTTTTACCGACCAAAGCACGCAATCACCTGAGCGTTGAGCTTTACAAATCCAAGGCGACGGGTCCGGCATCGCTGATTGAACCGGCTGTTCAAACACCCGTTAACGAGGATTTAACGCCGCGCGATATGTTGCGCCGTGATGCCAAGATGGTGATCCTTTCATGGCTGGATCATTTCCAAGCGCAAACCGGACTGGTTCTGGAAAGTGCCATGTTCAAGTTTGTCGATCTTTACAATGCGCGCGATCTGGATGCGGTACCGGGCTGGGTCTATGAAGCCACCAAGCAGGTTTCTGTGCGTAGCCTGAAACGCTGGCGCACCATGAAAAAGAACGGGGATGTCATGGCACTTGCCGGAAAGCGCGGTTTGCGCAAAGGCAACGGCCTTCTGGATCGTGCCGAAGGTGGACAGGTTGCCGAATATATCGCAGCCCTGATCGTCAACCAGCCGCACCTGAGTGCCGACCATGTGCGTGATCTTGTGAAAAATAAGTTTGGCGACAGACTGACGGTCGTTACCGATACCACCAAAGAGACCAAGGTTCGGGAAGTCCCGCCAATCCGCACATTCCAGCGTTTTATCAGCGCATGGAAAGAGGAACATGAAGAAGTCCTGGTCAAGATGACCGACCCGGATGCCTGGAAAAATAAATATAAATTCCGTGGCGAAAATATGAACCATTGGGTGACCAAGCTGAACCAGCTTTGGGAGATTGATGCCTCACCTGCGGATGCCATGTTGGTGGACGGGCGTTATTCCATCTATGCGGTTATTGATATTTACAGCCGTCGGATGATGGTTCTGGTTTCTAAAACACCGACGACTGCCGCCGTTTTACTTTTGCTGCGTAAGGCAATTTTGGCATGGGGTGTGCCGGACATTCTGAGAACCGATAACGGGTCGGATTTTACCTCTTACGAGTTCATTACGGCATTGAACAGTTTGCAAATCACACCTGACCTTTGCGAGCCGTTTTCGCCGGAGATGAAAGCTTCTGTCGAGCGGACAATCGGAACGCTCCAGCGTGGTTTCATGCCCTTGCTGCCCGGTTTTATCGGACATGATGTGGAAGATCGCAAGAAGATCGAAGCGCGCAAGACGTTTGCCCAACGCCTTGGAGAAAAGGATCAGGATATTTTCTGCGCGGACCTGACGCAGGAAGAATTCCAAACCATGGTTGATGAGTGGTGTGCCAATAAATATGCCCACAAGGAACACTCCGGCATCAACAAGGAAACACCTTTTCAACGGGCGGCCAACTGGACGGCACCGATCAAGCGCATTGAAAACGAACGTGCCCTTGATCTGTTGCTCGCGCCGATTGCTGGCAAGGACGGGTATCGTACGGTCACAGCTAAAGGGATCCGGCTGGATGGGGCCTATTTCATGCATCCGGCCTTGCAGGCTGGCCAGCGTGTCTTTATCCGCCACGACCCGGAAGACATGGGCCGCATCTATGTGTTTGGCGAAGAGCGTCAGGAGTTCATTTGCGTTGCCGAATGTCCGAAACGCGTTGGTGTCAATCCGGGTGATGCCGTTCGGGCGGTTCGGGCTGAACAGAAGCGCCGACTGGATGAAGAGATCAAGCCGCTCAAGCGTCAGATCAGCAATATGAAGCCACGCGATATGATTGAGGGTGTCCTGCGTCAGGCGGCCAAGAATGCTCAAAACGTCACAGAATTCCCCAAGGCCAGCACAGAACATACAACGCCTGATCTTAAGGCGGCAGCCGAGGCAACACGGATCAATCGCAAGCCTGCTGCGCGCGAATTGAACGATCAGGAACTCCAGCATCAAAAGGCGATTGAACGCGACCTTGCCAAAAAGCAAGCGGAGACTGTTGTCAGTATGCCTGAAAGTCCGAAGCACCGTTTCCAGAAGGCCTATCAAATCGAACAAATGATGGAACAAGGCCACGATATCGCTGCTGAGGATGCCAAGTGGCTGGTCGGGTATGCGACCACGTCTGAATACCGATCACAAAAGAAAATGTTTGAGGATTTTGGCCTGAGCTGGTTGCAGGGCTGACAAAAAAAAGACCCGCCGAAGCGGGCCAGATATTCAATAAACGAGGATTAATTATGCACAATACGACACCAAACGTCAACCGCACCATTGCACCGCTCAAAAACGTGAGTTTATTCACCGCGCTTGTTGATCGTGTAATGAACCGTAGCCCGCATTTGCCGGGGATGGCGACCTTTCATGGGTTCTCAGGCTTTGGCAAGACTTTCTCGGCGACCTATGCGGCCAACACCTATCGCGCCTATTATGTCGAGGTCGGGGAAAGCTGGACGAAGAAGAAGTTTTGCCAGTCTGTTCTGACTGAAATGGGTTTGAATGATCGTGGTACCATTCCTGATCTGGTCGAACGGATCATTGAAGGGCTGGTCGAAGAAAACCGTCCGTTGATTATTGATGAATTCGACCATGTGGTGAACCGTCGCTATCATGAGACAATCCGCGAAATCCACGACAAGAGTCATGCCCCGATTATCCTGATCGGTGAAGAATTGCTGCCCAGCAACTTGAAAAGCATGTCCGAGCGTTTCCATAACCGGATGCTGGACTGGGTACCTGCACAGCCAGCCGATATGGAAGACATCCGCCACCTTGCGCGGCTTTACTGTGAAAAAATTGAGATCGCAGATGATTTGTTGAAGGATGTTGATCAGGCGTCTCAAGGCCGGGTACGCCGGGTTTGTGTGAACCTTGATCGGATCCGCGAGTTTGCTGTGACCAACGGGCTGGACCATGTTGATCGTCAGGCTTGGAATGATCAGCCCCTATTCAAGGGCGAGGCCCCGCACCGGAGGGCTTCCTAATGGCCCGTCGAGTTGTAACCGATATGCATGGCAATAAGCTTGCCGGTTATCAGGCTGTCTGGGCTGTGATGATGCGCTTTCATAAGGAAGGGCGAAGTTTTACCCGTCGGGATGTCGATTTGCAGATGAATGTGGACTCTTCCACAATCCGTGATCACATGAACCGATTTGAGCGGGCAGGTTTTATTGAATTGAATGCTTACCTCCCCCCAAAAAATGGTGGCAGTCAACAAAAAACCTTTCGCATGGTCAAACCTATGCGTGAAGCTCCCCGCCTTCGCCGTGATGGCACCGTGGTCACGCAAGGACTGGGCACCGAATATATGTGGCGGTCCATGAAAATGCTCAAGAAGTTCACGATTAAGGAACTGCAACTGGCGGCAACGACAGATCAGGTTCAAGTCACAGAGCAGACCGCCAAAGACTACGTTAAACACCTTTTTAATGCCGGTTATCTCAAGCGGGTGCGTCGCGGTGTTTATGTCCTGCCCAAGTCAAAAATCACGGGGCCGAAACCGCCCATGATCCAGAAGGTCAAACAGGTGTTTGACCAGAATCTGGGCAAAGTGATGTGGAAGGAGCCGAGCCATGAGTAAGGCACGTAAATCAGCCGTAGAGACGGCCCGTGAAGCATGGGGCGACCCGCTTCCCGACTGGATTGAGGCACTGGCCCAGTGTTGTGACGAACATCGCTCTCAACGCGCGGCGGGTCAGGTCATCGGCTACACCAGCGGGGCGGTCAATCAGGTCTTGAAGAAGAAATGGCGCGGTTCACTGGCGAATGTGGAAGTCAAGGTGCGTGGTGCCCTGCTGGGTGAGACGGTGAATTGTCCGGTGCAGGGTGTGATCACCAAAGACCAATGCCTGAAAAATCAATCATTGCCGTTTGCGGCCACCAACTCGCAGCGCGTCCTTCTTTACCGGGCGTGCCGGGGCGGATGTGAACATGCAAAGTAGGAGCGAGATTATGAAAGTCAAAAGTACCGATCTTCGCAAGATGGCTAACCAGTTACTGGAAGCGACAACCTCAAAGAATAGAAACATGCTGCCCGGAACGGCCAAAGAAGTCGCCCAACAATTGTTCGGTTGGGCGGAAGAAAGCGAAAAGCCGGAGTTTTTCATCAACCCTCAAAAGGATGAATGTGAAATTCTCGTCATCAATGACATGGGTGTGATCCCTCACTTGGGGAAAATCACATGATTAGCAAAGACCTTTTCAATCTCTCGGTTGCGATGGGGGATGCGGCAATCAGCAACAATCCTCAAACGATGAAGATCGTTCTCTTTGCCGCCGCACAGCAACTTCAACACGATGCGTTCCAGGTGGCCTTGATGGAAAACCTTCAGATGCCGCTGGAACGTCTGGAACCTTCACAGAGTGATGCTGACAACGTGGTTGATGTCAGGGAACTCCTTGCAAAGAGATAAAGCAAAAACTGCAAAAAAGGAGGCAGCTCATGTCTCTAGCAAAGTTCACAAAACAGCAGATCAAGTTTCTGCGTGAAATCATCTTCAAACCCAAACCGAAAGGTTATCTCAAATGAGTACCGAAACCCACATCCCCGAAGGGTATATGCAGGATGCCAAAGGCCGCTTATGGCCCGAAGGCACCATCAAGGAAACCATCAAGCTGGAAGACCAACTGGTCAAAAAGATCATGGGTTATGCCGACGAGTTGTCAGCTCAAATCGCCCGTTTCAAGGGGCACACGTTCGATGATGTCGCCGCTTTCATGGACCTCTTGGCCGAAAAATACGACACCCAGAAAGGCGGTAAAAAAGGCAACGTCAGCTTCACCAGCTTTGATGGCCTCACTCAGGTCCGTGTTCAGGTACAGGATTACATCACATTCAGTTCTGAACTTCAGATTGCCAAAGACCTGATCGACGAATGTATCAATAAATGGGCTGAAGGCAGTCGTGATGAAATCCGCGCGATGGTCAACCTCGCCTTCAATGTGGACAAGGAAGGTCAGGTGAACCGAGCCGCCTTGTTTGGGCTGCGTACCCTCTCAATCGAACATGAAAAATGGAAAAAGGCGATGGATGCAATCAACAACAGCATTCGTGTCGCCGGGTCCAAAACCTACATCCGTTTCTATCGTCGCAAAACGGCAGAAGATCGCTGGAAAGCAATCCCCATTGATCTCGCCGCCGTCTAACAAAAAATGGCGGGCCGGATGGTCCCCGACACCGCCAGAATTTTTCAATTCAAGGAGTACAGAATAATGTCTAAAGACAAATCAAACAACACACTTTTGCCGGGTCAAAGAGGCTCGGACACGCCGCACCCTGTTGATGTCCATGTCGGACAGCGTGTGAAGTTACGCCGCACCCTTATGGGGATGACGCAAGGCAAATTGGGTGAAAGCATCGGCTTGACCTTTCAGCAAATTCAAAAATATGAACGTGGAGCAAACCGCATTAGCGCCAGTAAGCTTTGGCAACTGGGCAATGTTCTGGATGTGCCGATTTCCTTCTTTTTCGAAGATATGCCGGACAGCGTGCGCGAATCTTTCCCGGGCTATCAGGGTGAAACCGCGGAGAGCGACATTCCGGAAGAACACCTCACACTGCACCGTCGTCAGACTCTGGAGCTGGTTCGCACCTTCTCCCGTCTGCAAGACCCTGTTATTCGCAAGCGCGTGATTGATGTGGTTCGCGCCATTGCGGAAAGCGAAACTGTAAACGGGTAAATGCCATGATGTCCCCAGCTAAAGAATTCCTCCATCTCCGTCCGTTTGGTGGTTATTCCGTGATCCTGGCCGATCCGCCTTGGTCGTTTGATAACTTCTCTGTCAAAGGCGAAGCGAAAAACGCCAAGTCTCACTATGACTGCATGTCGCTTGCCGACATTTGCGATCTGCCTGTCGATATGTTGGCGGCTGACGATTGTGCTCTGTTTCTTTGGTGCACATGGCCGCTCATGCCGGGCTGGTCGAAGGTCATTGAAAGCTGGGGATTTGAATATAAAGGGCTTGCTTGGGAGTGGGTCAAGTTCAACCCGGAAACAGGTAAATATGCCTTCGGTCCCGGATACGGCACCCGTAAAAACCTTGAGCCCTGTCTTCTGGCCACCAAGGGGGCACCATCCCTGCGTCAAGACATCGATGCCGATCTGTTTGGTCCTGACATCCCTGCGATCGGCACACGCAGTGTGCGGGACTTTATGGAAGTCTGGCCATTTGACGCAATCCGTGCACCTCGGCGCGAACACTCCCGAAAACCCGATGAGCAATATGTCCGGATAGAGACCTTGTTTAATGGGCCCTACATCGAGCTTTTTGCCCGCCAGAAACGTGATGGCTGGAGTTCGTGGGGCAACCAAACCGATAAATTCAAAGGAGATGCCGCATGACTGCTAATCCAAAAAGATCAGACTATTGGCGCAAAATGAACGGTGCCATTCGGTCTGCCTGTGCCGCCCGCCAAATTGATGATGAATCGCGTCTGGCCTTGATCAAATCCGTAACCGGCAAGGATTCATCAACGGAGTGCTCGGCACAGGAGTTGCGTTCTGTTTTGTATAAAATTAATGGCACCGGCCCCCGTCCGCAAAAACGCTCAGGCGCAAAAAAGAAGCGGAACTTTGCTGACAAGGCTGTTCATTCAAAGGTTCGGGCACTTTGGTTGACCCTTTATCACCTCGGCGCAACCGACAGCGCCAGTGACGAAGCTCTGGAAGCGATGGCCAAACGGGTGTGCCTCGGTGGCAAGGGCAATGAAAACATCGTGTTCAAGCTGTCTTCAATGGACAGTAAAGGGGCGTTTAAACTGATCGAAGCCCTGAAGGCCATGTGCAGCCGGGCCGGTGTTCGTTGGGAAAATTACAGAACCTTGCGCGGAATCGTAACGAATGACCGGGCAAGGGTCATTGAGGCCCAATGGCAAAAGCTGCACCCGCGATCCGGCTGGGGGCTCATGTTCATTGAAATCGGAAAGATTCTCAACCAGCCGATCCCGACTTCCCTTCTGCATATTCCTGACAGTGAAGCGGATCAACTCATTCAACATTTTGGAAAACTTATCAGAGAAGGAAAAGACAATGGCTGAAATTGGCGGCATTGCGGGTGATCATTTGCGCTCTTTCATCGAACGCATTGAACGTCTTGAAGAAGAGAAAGCTGGTCTGACGGCGGACATCAAGGATGTCTATGCCGAAGCCAAAGGCACCGGGTTCGATGTCAAGATCATGCGTCAACTCATCAGCCTACGCAAAATGGAAGAGCATGACCGGAGTGAACAGGAAGAAATCCTTGATCTCTACAAACGCGCAGTGGGCATGGAATAGGAGGCTGAACGTGGACGACATGGATATGGCCCAACAATTGGAGCAGGAACATCTTGAACGCTCTTTGGCCGTTTTAAACCGCACCCATTTGAATGGGCCTTCTGCGAACGAGTGCATCTCTTGCGGTGACCAAATACCGGAGGGCCGCCGTCAAGCGATCCCCGGTGTTCAGAAATGTGTCAACTGCGCGGATTAACCAGTTTCAGCGTCGGGGCCATCCTTTTTAACCCCGTTATTATTTGGGCGAAGGTCGAAGGCACAAACCGGCACCGCCGCTGGATTCACCAACCCATCATCGAAAGGAAAACAGATGGAACTCAAATTCAAATTCGATTTTGACCAAAAAGTTAAAGTCAAAGTGTCAGGTGAAATCGGCACAATCGATAGCGTCTGCCAACACAAACGGACAAAAGAAACCAATTATTGCGTTTCATATAAAGCCGCCGATGGTCGCGCTGTCGATAAGTGGTTCTATGGAGATGAACTGGAAGCTGTTGTCTAGGCGATAGCAATCCCAATGCACCAACAGCCCCGCTCGGTTTCGACCGTCGGGGTCTTTTGGGTGAGAGCGGCGGTGTGGTAGCGACACACAGCCTGACGAGGCCGAGGGGGAGATATTCTGAGCAAAGAAACCCCGCACGATAGCTGAAACTGGGGGAGAGGTGATCACTCTCCAGCTCAGGAAGGTGTGCGATGTATGAGGAGGTTCAAATCCTTCCATTTCTAGCGGGAGTAGCGACCCGCCCGTTCTTATCTTTTCACCCCCGTACAGTTCGGCTGTCGGGGGGCAAGGGGTGAGAGCGTCGTGCCGGAGCGGTTTATCGGACACCCCGTGGGATGCAATTGCCGAGGACGTAAAGGGACCGTACAGCCCGTTACGTCTGGCCCCTGATACAGGTGATTTGTGAAAAGCAAGACGCAGGTTCAAATCCTGCCGACGCTCTCAACCGAATTTAAATGGCAGTTAAATCAGACAGGAGGAAGCGCAAAATGTCTAAGAAAACAGAACTGAGGCCAGTCCAGCCCCTCCCGATCCCGGACGTTGTGCCGGGGGATATTTCTGAGCACCGGCCTGATTTCAAATGGGTAAAACCAGAAAGTTTGAGAGTCGAAGGGCGTTATCAACGTGACCTATCGCGTCGTTCGGTCAAATTGATCAAGCATGTCGTTACCGTTTGGGATTGGGGACGAATGAAACCGCCAATCTGTGCTTACAACGAGGCGAGCGAACTGGTTGTTATTGATGGCCAGCACACTGCGATCGCGGCGGCCAGTCATCCGGCACTGGATGAAATCCCGGTGATGATCGTTAAAAACTCTGAGATCAAGGGCCGTGCCAGTGCTTTTATTGGTCACAACAAAGATCGTGTCCAGGTCACAGCCCCTCAACTCTATTATGCCTCACTTGAAGCCGGTGACGATGTTGCTGTTGCATTAAATGAAGCGTGCGAACGGGCTGGCGCAGTTATCCGGCGCAATCCGCCTCCTAATGGAAACTGGAAAGTTGGTGAAACAGTTGCGGTCGGTGCTTTGCGCAAGGTCGTTGAGTTGAAAGGAAAGGCAGGAGGGTGTCGGGTTCTTAAAATATTGATGAACGCCAGACGTGCGCCGATTTCCGCCCTTGAGGTACAGACGGTGCAAGCTCTTTTGTATTGGCCACAATGGAAAGGCGAATTTGAGGATCAGGCACTGTCACGCACGATCCGGTCTCTGTCGGCGGAGGAATGGCAACAACGCGCCAAACAGACCGCTGCGCCCCGACAATCCATCAAGGAGTCTCTGGCCGTCCAATGGTTCAGAAAGGTAACGGATTCATGAACATGAACGGCTTGAAAGAACATATCGCAGTTCTTGAACGTGAAAACGATGACTTGCGTGAGCGGGTTGCTTTCTTGGAGTCAGAGCTGGGTAGCGATATTGAAGCTCCGTTATCTTTTGGCCTGACACCAAGAGAGGCTTGCTTGTGTGGTGTTTTGCTGAAGAACCGTCTGGTTTCCAATCAGATGGCTATGGCCAGCCTGTACCACCTTTATGCTGATGGGGAACTCCCCGATGCAAAAATCATTGATGTCTTCATTTGCAAAATGCGCAAAAAACTCAAAGCGTTCGACGTACAGATCGAAACGGTCTGGGGACAAGGCTATTTGATGCCTAACCCCAGCAAAGAGATCGTGCGTTCCATGATGCAGGATTGATCGCTATGAGTACCCCCGGTCTTTTCGGCATACTTCAAGAAATCGCTGAGGCAACAGATGAGCAGACTGCCATCGCAATTGCTACTGAGTTTGGCGGTTGTGAAGTTCTTGTGCCTCAGAAACCAAGGCAAAATGGCCGCAATAAACTGGTTCAATTAATTGGGGTAGACAAAGCCAAATTGATTGCCGATTATATCGGTGCCGGGAGTATTGAGATTCCCCAAGCTGGTTTTACTGGCACAACTGCGCGACGTAGGTATGCCAGAGACCTATTGAAAGCGGGCATGACAACGACTGAAGTTGTAAAAGCCACAGGATACACGAGCCGCCAGCTACGCCGTATTAAAGGCGTAACGCCGCCCTCACTTCCATTATTTGATGACTGATTTCCGGACATGTGTCCGGGTGCTTCTTCCTTAATAATCCGAGCATGATGCCTGCACCTATTACATTGAGGTTGCAGGCATGTTGTTTTTCATCACAAACGTACTTCCGATTATTCATAAACATGAAGGTGGCTTGTCCGATCGCGCCAGTGATCCCGGCGGCATCACCAATTTCGGGATTTCCCTTCGTTTCCTGAAGGAAGCCGGTTTGCTTGATCTGGATGGCGACGGGTTTATGGATGGTGATATTGACTTCGATGGCGACATCGATGCCGACGACATCCGGGCCATGACCCTGGAAGCGGCAGGTAAAATTTATTTCCATCATTGGTGGGAAAAATACCGCTACGGCGACTTGCCGTGGCCTGTATCCGGCAAGGCCGTAGACCTTTCAATCAACATGGGAAGCTTTCAGGCGCACAAGTGCCTTCAACGTGCTGTGCGCGCTGCTGACGGTCCTAATTTGGTTGTTGATGGTCTGATCGGGTCTCGCAGCCGTCAGGCGATTGCGTCTCTTGATCCCGTTGTCCTTCATGGGGCGTTGTGTTCTGAAGCTGCCGGCTTTTATCGCTCGCTAACGAACAGCCGCCCGGATCTTGCCGAATACCTCAATGGTTGGCTTAACCGTGCTTACTCACAGGAGTTTCTTTATGTCCAAGTCCATTAAGAGCCTGATGGCTCTTGCGGTTCTTTGCGTGTCGTTGGTTGCCGGACTGGCAGCTTGTGACACAATCCGCGATAAAGCATTCGGCCCGGCTGAAACAGCCGATCTTCGTGCCTATCGCGCCTTTTTGATCTATGAAGGTTTGGCCACATTGGCCCAACCCTCTGAAGAATTCCGCAATGCAGACCATTCTGCCCGATCGGCGATCGAAAACTTGCGGGATGTTACCTTTAACGCTCAGGATACGACCTTGGCCCTTGACCAAACCCGGTCGGCCTTACGTCTTTATGCCGCCGCTCTGGCTACTAAAAACGGTATCAGTATCGTCGGTCTTGATCTAAAAACAGCCGTTTTCAAGCTTGCCACACAGGCCCCCAAACTGGGTAAGGAAGCGATTCATGTGCGACGACAGATGCGCGCCCTTGATCAGGCTGGCCGGGATCCGACCGGAGATGAATGGCAAGAGATTCTGAGCCATGTTGATCAACTCCATGCCCAAATCCAAGGGGATTAGGATGGTGGAAGCTTCACCCATGCTGATGGTCAGGGCGCGTCGCTATGCGTCTCTGGCCGAGCTGGCCTATGACGATAATGATGTCGTCCACCTTGCCGCTCATGCCTATGGTTATTCAGGCCTTCATTTCTTTGATCGCGATGGTGTTCAAGCTTTCATGGTTCATGACGATGATATTGCGGTCGTTGTCTTTCGCGGAACCGAGCTGAAGGATCCACGCGACATCCTGACCGATCTCAAAATCCGCAAGCGTGATTTATCTGAACAAGGCCGTGTTGGCCGGGTTCATCGGGGCTTTTCACAAGCCTTGGATAAAATCTGGGATGATGTTGAGGTCGCGATCTCCAGCCTTAAGGGCAGTCAGTATTTGATGATGACCGGCCATAGTCTTGGCGGGGCCTTGGCTGTGTTGGCTGCAAACCGGATTGGAGAAAGTCGCCCTGTCGGTCTTATGACCTTCGGGTGCCCCCGTGTCGGTAATGCCGCGTTTTGTGCGGACGTGGCCAATCGTCACCCCGGCCAGCACATGCGTTTTGTCAACGGGGCCGATGTTGTTCCCATGCTGCCGTTCTTCGCGCTTGGCTACCGTCATAGCGGTACCCTTTGTTACATCGATCGCAAAGGGAACGTATTGCTCAATCCGAACTTCTTTGAGGTCGCACTGGATCGGGCCATCGAATTGGTGAGTGAATGGAAGGAAGGCCTTGAAGGCTTCTATCCGGTCCAAATGCTCAAGGATCATTCGATCAGGGAATATCGCCGTTTTCTAAATGGGGGGAACAATGGCTGATCTTGACTGGCAGATGTTCGCTGTACTCTCCGGCATCTTTGTCGCATGGAACGCCTTTCTCGTCGCGATTATTCGCTATTTCATCGTTCGCTCTGTCGCTGGAATGGATAAGAAATTCGACGATATTGAAAGTGACATGGAAAAAGAGGCTGAACGCCGCCGTGAGCTGGAAAACCGACTTCACAGTCTTGAAACGGACTTGCCGAACCGTTTTGTTCAGCGAGAAGACTGGATCCGTTTTTCAAGCGTAATAGACAAAAAAATGGACAAGCTTAATGAAAAGCTCGACGGAATAAAGGATTGGGTGCATGCACGAAGTGGACTTTGAAAAAGCTCAACGCGAAGAGACAAGGTGGCGCATTTTGCTCATCCTTGATGCTGGCCGTCCTATCAAAGTGTCGGAAACATTGATTTTTTCAGCGTTATCAGATGCCTCATTGGCGATTAGCCCTAACGAACTACGCCGCGAACTGGATTATTTGCGTGACAAGGGTCTTGTTGAACTGATGGGGGAAGATACGCCTGTCTGGACAGCAGAACTTACCGGTACAGGTGTTGATGTCGTTCAATATACGATTGACTGCCCAGCCGGTATCGCGCGGCCAAAGAAGTGGTGGTAAATCATGCCACCACGTTCAAAGATTGATGCGTTGCCGACAGAAGTTCGAGAGCGACTGGAAAAGAAGCTGCTTGCAGAAGGCTTTCGCGATTATGCAGAGCTGTCTTCATGGCTTCAGGAACTGGGCTTTGAGATCAGTAAATCAGCGGTTCATCGCTGGGGGCAAAACTTTGAGGATCGGGTGCGAAGCCTCAAAACCATCACCCAGCAGGCCAAGGCGGTTGTTGAAGCGAGCCCAGATGAAGACGGGGCAGTCAACGATGCCTTGATCCGTCTGGTGCAGGAAAAAGTCTTCACACTTCTGATCGATTTTGAGATTGATCCAGAAAAGGTTGATATCAACAAGCTGACCCGTGCTGTGGCTGATCTTGCTCGTTCCAGTGTGTCTCAGAAAAAGCTGGCTGCCCAGATCAGAAAGGAAGCAACCGAACGGGCCAAAGAAAGAGCCGCTGAAGAAGCATCTCGGGTTGTTCGGGAAATGGGTCTTAATGAAGAACAGGCTGGTTTTATCCGAGCTCAGATCCTCGGTGTGAAAGTGGATACCGAAGATGACCAGTCAAGCTAAAAATAACGAACCCGTCATTCTGTCTTCAGAGGCTCTTAAAGGGGAGGACAAGAACAGCGCGCTTGATCTGGTCTCAGATATTCAAAAAGAGCGTGGTGTTAAAAACCTCAAGCCTGAAGATATCCCACACGTTCTTTTGCGTTATCAGGGTAATTGGCATGCCGACATGAGCCCGATCCGCATTTCTGAGAAGTCGCGCCGTATTGGCTTTTCATGGGGGTGTATGGCCTCTGAGAGTGTTTTGGAAGCCAGTCTGAAGAAATCCATTGGCGGAATGGATCAGCACTATATGGGCTATAATCAGGCGATGGCGGCTGAATATATCGGAGATTGCGCCTTCTTTGCCAAAGCCTTTAATCAGTCTTTTGAGGCGATTGATGTTTGGCGTGATGTCGTTTTGATCGCAGATGAACGCCGTGACATTCTTCGTTATAAAATCATGCTGGCCAGTGGTTTTAAAATTGAAGCTCTCAGTTCAAACCCGTTTAACTGGCGGGGTAAACAAGGCCATGC